TGCTTCTGTTATGGCTGCTGTTGCCTTTACCCTAGCATCAGCTAAAGCTCTGTCTGTTAGAGCCGCTTCTTCTAAAGCTGAGCCACCCATAGTATCGTATGAAGCTCCTAGCTGCGCTCTTCTAGTTGCGCTCTCTCTACCCACGGAAGATAGCTGACCTTGAAACTGAGCTTCTAATCCGGCTCGCTCTGCATCAGTTAAGCCGAGACTTCCAAGCTCTTGCATGCGCTGAAGCTCTCCTAAACGTTTTAGGTTAGTTTCATCTAAAGATGTAGGTCTATTTGCTATTCTCGTTGCGATTCCCTGTGTTAATAGATTCCCGCCAAGCTCGACGAGCTTATCTTTTACAGGCGTAGTTCTTATGGCCATAATATAACCCTCGATGTTATTGGTTTTGTAAAGGTGCTAGAATATAGTCTCTTTAAGTTTTCTGTTGGTAGCTATAGTATTCTTGCTAACAGGAGCATAACCCATTGTGTAAAAAGTTTCTATATTAAGATTTCTCATAGATACGAAACCTTCTTCATTACAGGCGTTGCAAAGTACAGATATCTGATGCCAACCTTGTGTAAGGTCTTTAGCTAAATAAAGAATAGATATGTATTTACGCATTCCGGTTGCAGCACCTTGATAGTTTGCCCCACCATCCATAATAGAAGATCGCCCAAATACTCGCGAAGTTGATCCGCTTTCAGCAAACGCATACGCTATTGTTTCGCTAGTCGCTGTAGTTGGAGATCCATCTATAGCTAGAAGATACTGTGTATCTTGTCCGTTGGATCTTGTCTTACCACCAACGTTGGTAGTCCACGGAAACACAGCGCCTCTACAATCATTGTTTTCGGCTTCGAATGCAAAGAAACCTATCTCGATTAAAGCGTTACCAGAATCTTCCATGTACCATTGTTTTGCTAGGTTAGGCACAGATACCCATCTTACTGTTTTTAAAGGCTCATAACGCTTAACTGTAGATGTATGGTAATGACGTTCTTGTGGTATGGAAGCATGTCTTGCAAAAGCATGAGAATAAATATCGCCACTCATAAATATAAAGTCGGGAGTTACTCTGACCCCTTCACCTTCTTGTAGGTCTGCGAAACCAAAGCTGGCTAGAGCAAGATCTCCTTCAACAATATCTACGTTTAAATATTTTCTTGCCGCATCAAAGTTGCTCTTTAAGTCATTTGCTGAAAGCTGTGTACCATCGACAAATATAACTGGTGGAATGAAAGCCATCGTATCTCCTTAATACTTATGATGGACGTAAAGCCCGTATCTAAACTTCATCGAAACAGCAAAGTTTGTAGCATCGTCAAAATAGATTTTAATCTTAATGTTTGTTATTGCTGTGGATACGTTTGGTATCCAGATTGCCGAAAACGGAAGCCGTTCATAGAACAAAGTTTTATTGTCTGATGTACCAGTGTTACCATCACCAGCGCATATTGAGTTGTAACCAAACGGTGCTCCGATTGCGGTATCAACGCCAGCGATTGTAACAAAAGCTCTTAAATAAAATGCAGAGTTTGCACGAACAACAACAGATCCGGTACCGCTTCTAGCTGTTAAAGTTACCAATGGATTAAAATGAACTCGCAAAACTTCATTTTCCGTAACTGTAAAAGCTACAGGCTGAACCCATATATCTGTAAATACGCCAGTCTGTGCCGGATCACCTCCATATAATACTTCTGGAGATTCTAGTTCATCAGCAGAAAGATTTGGAGCACCAGCAGTTTTAATATGGTTTCTATTGAAAGCTTCTGTTCTGGTATTTAATGGATCTATTCTACCTAAAGTACCGTCTGTAGCATCTGCTAAAGAATCAAATGGCGAGTTAACGCCAGCAGCGGTTATGGTAGATCTAATCCCTTGATAAGTAAACTTAGCTGTTGACATTAATGGCTCCTAGCGATACTGGTTTCTGACCCAAAGTTGTGCGTTATAAAATCTGATAGTTGCCTCGTCAACTTCTTTGATACCAGCAGGACTTAGCCCTGAGCCATCAAATGTTGCCGACCATCTCACATCTATTTCGATAGCATCGGTAGATGATACCGGTAAAGCGAATGGTAAAGATACGGTTCTTCTTCTTCCTGCTGGCTGAGGTCCAGTTGTGGCAATCATTTGATCGTTTGCAAATACATAAATCTGCCATCTCCATCCAGCACCAAAGTTTCCTGAAAAACCTGTTGCAGATGAACTAACAAAAAAATATTCAACGTCTATCTGTGCGTCGCCTCGGATCATCCCTTCCTTTGTTACGAATCTTAAGAATGTTCCTGTAGGTGTTCCGTTAAACGAGTTAATACCTGTAGCCCAAGAGCCAGCATTTGACGTGTAAGAATCTATTGGTGGACCTAAGACTGCTACTGGTCCCGCACCAGATGGTGCTAGTCTATTCCATGTAAATGTAGTTAAGTCAGAAGCAGATTTATAAATAGCTTGTGTTGACATAATGATTCCAATGCCAGATGTTGCAGAACCATCTGGTTTAGAATCAACAGCAATCCTACTATTTGCTACGAAGTTTTCACGCTCCAGTGTTTCATAAGGTAGCTGAGCAGCATCAAGAACGCCGTTAAAGTTAGATAAAATATTTGAAGACTCTGAGTTAAAAGCTTCTGAATCAGTAAAGTCTTTGGCCTCAAATGGTTCGGTCGTATAAGTCTTTGGCATTAAATCACTTTCCTTTCGCCAGCTTTGATGTTTATAGTTGGGTTATCGCTTACAGCATAATGTATTTGGAACGAAACAACTTGGAACGTGGCTCTGGATTTTAATATAAATCTGTACCAACCAACAAGACCGGTATTCACATCCCACCGAACCTTGGTGGATCTAGCTTCTCCCCACTTAGAAGTTCCAAGTACGGCTACCGATTTATCAAATGGTCCGGTTGCTGGAGCTAACAGTGAATCTTCGTTTACTGTTCCGTATAGCGGAGCAAATACTGTTGGTCGGAATCCAGAAGATGTATCATCAGATCTATATTCTACAGCAGAAAGCAGCTCTATTTCGTTATGACCATGGGTTAGAACTTCTACTTCTACGGCAAGAATACGTTTGTTTGGAGTGTCATTACCAAAGTCAAACCAAGCAGATTGCCATTGAGCCATGATAGCTCCTCTTTCTGGCGTGCTTATAATCGTGTTAGTACCTTGAATATTCTGCCAAACAACAGAACTTCCCAATGATTTTCTAGCAGACCAAATCTGAAGACCATTTGGTGTAGATGTATTCTGACCGACAATAGGTGTATTGCTAGCGGTTTTGATTCGTGGTGCGAGGATAAACCATCCTGTTGGTAATGTAGCTATGCTATTATAAACCATCAAGTCTGTATCTTCAAAGTTGTTTCTAAATGACCAAGAATCATTAACCGTGTGATATACTACAGATCTTGTTGCTACAGTTTCGCCATCCACAGGATATATGCACCACCACTCTTTTTCTTTGTCAGAGTATGCAGCAGATGCTTTAGCTAAAGCAGTCTTAGATATTCTTGATATCTCTCTGTTTATTGTGCTAGATATTCTGACAAGAGAAACTTGAGAGCCACCGATGGTACCTCCAGAAAATGCGTAAATACCATCGTATGAAAGAAAGAATAATCCCTTACCTTGCACGTTGTTTATTGCATTAGAAGCGGTAGTACCTATGTTTGAAGATAATGTGGTACAAACGTAAGTACCATTACCTGCTGGTCTTATAACCTCTATTGCTAGTTCTCTAAATATAATCAAGTTGTCATAATAAGGAATAAGGGCGGTTATGGAACCGCCTCGTTTGTTACCTACATCAAAGTTATTGAAGGCTCCAAACTGCTCTGGTAATCCTCGTTCAGAATATATGATCTTTGTCTCGGTGCCTTGTCCACCAGCTAACCACATTCTTCCGTCCCAAGATGCACCATATTTTAAAGAGTTGTTTATAACAACAGATGCGGCAGAATCTGGTGCTTCGACAACAAGAAGCTGATCAGGCTTAACATCATAATAGTTTCTAGATACGTTATCATCTATTTGGTCTACGAAAAAGAATACATCGTTTACTAAATCTCCGCGTAGTGAACCCATGTTCTTTGTTCTATATATACGTCTTGCTACTGTACCGGGAGGCCCCATAGGAAGATTTTGGAAAAATACTGCGTATGTTAATCCATCGTTTACGTTTATCCAAGCTACTTCTTGATAAGAAGATAGCGGACTTTCAGAACCTGTATCGGTTATAAAACTTATTTTATATCTGTATGTAGATGCTTTGTCATCTCCTTTATCTCCAAGACCTGTTCCTGATCCTGCTGCAAATGATATACCGCCGATTGTATCGTTAGCGTTATATGGGAATGTAGAAGTGGTTGGAGGGCTTCCCTCACAGGTTCCTTCAAAGTATTTTGGATCTGGTCCCAATACTTCTGGTGTTGGTGTATTCTGAACGAAACCAAATGGCTCGGTTCTATCTCTACCCCAGAACTTTAGCATCGGATCTTTGCCGTTTAATATTAAACAAAATCTACCAAAAGGAACGTACTGTTCGCCTACGTCATCTGGCTTTGATGGAGTTCTATTAAACGCTATTGTATGCTGAGGTTTCCAAAGTGATGAAGCCAAGCCACTATTGTTAGCTACCTCGTAGAAAAGTTCAGTTCCTTTCTTTGAAATAACATAAAGCTCTGCGCCTCTATGTCTGTCCCAAACAAATAAATCAGAATAATCTGATGGAGCAGCTAAACTTGTAGATCTGGTGTTATCATCAATAAATGGCTCAAAGCCGCGATCATTAATCCAGCCAAAACCAGTGGAGTCCAATCGCATATTTACGATTTCACCCGCTGTATTATCAGGAGCCTGGAATCGCTGATCTACACCACCAGCGGGTATTTCTTTAGTAGTTATGTATTTCATTATATACTCTTATTTCTTAGGCTGTTTTGGTCGTACAGAGGTCCGTACCGTTGTACTCCAAACTGGCCTTTAACAACCATAGTATCTTGATGGTCAATATACCTCTTCATCAAATCTTTGAGGCTGGCGTCAGCCTTTCTAGCGTAAAGCTGTGCTAGCTGTAGGTTACCAGCCTTGTTGTAAACATCTTCCAAAACAATATATACGATTGTTTGGTGAAACTCGTATGGAAGTTCTGGCGTATCTGTAGCAGCGGTTAGCATCTGTGGCTTGTAGTAGTATCTAAGCTCAAGCCTACGAAAGAAATCTTTTAATCTGGCAGGTACAGTAGATAGTGTAGTCTCTTGACCGTATTGGAAGTCAAATGCATCAATACGTGGATAAGGTCTGATGCGAAGATGCTT